GATCGCCATTTGGCGACACGATTTAATAAACTCTTGCTCGTCTTTCGGCAACTCTTTCCAGTTGCGAATGTAGCCGACGGGCCGTCCGCACTGGTACTTGCCATCGTCTGACGGCGCTTCGTCTTGCAACGATTTGATGAGGATCGAGTGCGTGTAGCTACCCTTAACTGTGTCGCCGTCCTTGTTGCGCCGCACCGCATCTGCGTCATACCGCTTGTATCTGAAGTATTGTTGATAGAGCCGCAACGATATAGACGGTGCGTAGATCTTACCAGCAAGTGGATCGTCGATACTAAACTCACCAGCTAAAGCAATTAAATCTGTGCCGTTCTTCACGTTGTCTCGCAAGATCCGTACACGTGGGATAACATCCCGTGCCATGTCCTCGGCAGCGAACTGGTCTGCAATCGATTGCAGGTACTGAGCTTCAGCGTCGTTGGGTAGCACTAGCGCTGTCATTGTTTCCCCCTTGGAAAAGGTTTCGTGCTCAAGTTGCGATAGTTATATTCAGATCGCATCCAAAGTCAACTGATTTAATGGACGGTAACCTATTTCGTGCGAGGGCAAATGTGTAAGGTTGTCGCAGCGACTTGTCAGTGCATGTCTAGCCAGTTATTTCCAACCTTTTGTTCAATCAAAAGAGGGACATACAGGTCTATATCGAACGTCGTTTTTATGAGGCGCTCGATGTTTTCCGGGCTTAATAGCTCGTCCAGCAGCAGCGTGATCTCAATTACCTCGTCCGGCGGCACGTCAAGCAACACGCTATCGTGAACGGTGTTGATAATCAGCGCGCGCCTGTTGTCTGCGCGCAGCGCGTCACGCAAGTGGATGAGGCAGGCGGGCACGAAGCAGGCCGTAGCCACTGACTGGCAGGGATAGTTCTTGATTTTCGTGGACCCGGATGCACCGCCTGACGGCGTGCGCTTGGCATCAGGGAACGCGAACTCTCTGCCTGTCGGTAATTTAATTAGTTTAGTCCGGATTGCTTCGTCTTGCAGTGCGCCATGCCAGCGCCGTATCCCTTCGTACTTGTCCACGAAGTGCGTGTTGTACGCACGCTCTGCCGGTGTGCCGCTCACGCTGCCGTACAGTGGCGCGAACGTCCGCGACTTAGCCTCCTGCCTCGTGGTTGGCTGCCCGTTCGTGGTCAGGTAATCAGCGGTGTACTGGTGTACATCGAACCCGGTAAGGATCTCGTGTTTCGCAGTCTCATCCTGTGCCAGGTGCGCCGCGACGCGGAACTCTAGCTGGGCGAAGTCAAACTCGATTAGCTGACCCTCGGGAAAGCGGGACACAAATGCTTTCTTCACAGGGAAGGTGCCCGCTCTCGGCATGTTCTGTAAATTGGGGCTCGATGACGATAGCCTGCCGGTCGCTGTGCGGCACTGGTTGAACTCCGCGTAAAGATAGCCGTCGAGCATGCGTTTGTGGATGCCCTCGACAAAACTACTTAGATAAGTGTCGAGTGCACCGAGCCTCTCTACCTTTTTGATGAAGGACAACGCCTCCTCAAACTTCATGTTTGGGCGCGCCTGCATCACGCTCTCTAGCTGTCGGGCTAAGGATTGCAGGCGGTTTTTGTCCGTGCTGAACCCGCCGGCGGTGGCCCACTGGCTGTTGGGCGGGTTGATTTTAAACCCTGCCAGTGTCGGGGTCGCTTGGTAGCGGGTGCCTACGCCGCCGCACTCTGCGCACGTCTGCCCTCGCTTGTACTTTGTGCCGTCCTTGCGGGTCTTAAATACCTTGCCGGTCCCATCACAAGCCGTGCAGTGGACTGCGAACGTGCGATACACCGGCTCGCATTGCTTGCGCAGGTATTGTTTGTACTTGCTCTCCGACATCTTGGGGCGAAACGGCCTATCTAATTGAAAAAACCTGGCGTGCTCCTGCTTAGACTTGGGCCGCCGGCTATACAGGATCTGACTTAGCTGCTCGGGTGACGCTAGGTTGTACGGCATGTCGCCCATGACTTGGCTGACGATCTCGCGCAGGTCTTGTTCGAGCACGGCCTTCTCTTCGCGGAACTCGCGCTCGACCCGCAGCAATGTGCCTGCGTCAATTCGCATTCCTGCGTAGCACATTTCCGCGAGACACATCGTGAATTTACATGTAAGCAGAAGCGTCCTGTGCAGGGGTTCACCCATATAGTCAGCTAGTTGCGCAAGGTACAGGTCCGTTGTAGCGCGCAGGTCTTGCTTGCCATATTCCTCGACAACTTCCCAGGGCATGGCCTCGTAACCAACGCCCTTGTTGAAATACTCCTTGGTAGCGTCGGACTTTTGTTCACTTAGATTACGCCTTTCACATGACGCGGCTAACGACATAGGCATGCGGCGGCCGCGCGCCAGCAGATACTCACCCACCATGGTGTCATGGATATCGCCATGGTAATCGATGCCGACCGCCCATATCCATTGCAGGTCGAACTGTGCATTGTGCATAACGAGCAGGCTGGCCTCTTCCTCTACCAGCCTTTTCACTTCATTAAACCCGTCAGGGTCGGCAGGCTTATTTAAGTGATTTACAGGGACATACCATATCTCTTTGGTATCTATGTCTTGTAGCCCCAGCGCGACCATCGAGTTATGCGGGTTCTGTGACCGGCCATCGACGGCCCTGCCGCCCAGGAACTCGACCATTGTTTCTACATCAAGAACAAACCTTCTAGTCATCGTACCTCCCTATGCGTCCATCAATGACGCAGTGTATCTGTCCGTGCCAGCCGCTAATTTTATTCTTCGCCACGTTGAGAACGCGCCTCGGGTCATTTTCCTGCGCGCCCTCGATCAGACCGTAGCGGCCTATCAATATCATAATGTCTGCCTCGGCGGCCTTGCCTGTCTTGCTACCTTCAAGCATCGCAAGGTTCAGGTTTGTGCGGCCCTCGGCATCAGCACTTAGCTGCGAGTAGCCCACCACCACAATGTCGTGACGCGTAGCCAGGTCACGGGTCCGGCGATATAATTCACGTAGTTTTTCATGCAGCGGCAGGGCGTCTGACTTGCCGACTGACACTTTGTCCAGCATGTCAATCACAAGGATATCCGGCCGGTGTTGCTTGATGTGTGCTTCCACGCCCTCAAGCCCAGCGTCATCAGGGATACGCCCTATCCATAGCCGGCCTAAATCAAATGGATTAAAGTCGCTGGCCTTAATCATGTCAACATCGAGTTGCTCTTGCGGCACGCCGTATGCGCTCGTGTAGTATCGCAGCGCCACGCGTGATGTCTTCTCCTCGTTGCACAGCACGTGAACACGGGCGCCCTGTTCAACCCAGCCACCAGGTGCCACCGCAAACGATGCGTGCGACGTGGTCTTGCCTGTCTCGGGCCTCGACCCTATCACGCAAAAGTGACCAGGCGATAGGCCAGGCACGCGCTCTCTTAAACTAGATAGATTAAATGCCCATCGCTCTTCGTGGTTTAGGGTCGATAGCAGAGCCTCCGGGTCCAGATCTTCCGCAACCATCGGCGATGTCTCGCCCGCCATGCCCGCGTCGTACATGTCCAGCAGCGCCCGCAGCGTGTCGATGCTGTTGGTGTGCCCTTCCATGAGCGCGAACCCGCTCTCGCCTATCTGGCGGCCAAGTTCGACGCGCGTCATGTCACGCAGGACATCCTCGACCATCTCGGGCGACATCGGTTCAACATCACGTAGTTTAGCCAGCAGCAGATCGTAGGCGTCGCGCTGTGACTTTGTCAGGCCCGGGTTCTTCGAGTGAAACCACACCTTGAGATCAGCCGGCGATATATCGTGGTCGAACTTCTCGTGCGCCTCACCTAACGCACGAACAATAGCGCGCGGCTCTTTCTCGAAGGCGTCCAAAGGTATGCGTGACAGGCGCGAGTAGACTTCCTTATCGCACAGCGCCCTGATTACTTGTATCAATAAATAACTCCCCTATCGCCTGCTCTTCCATGTCTTTGATATCGGACGATAACATTACGACGGTGCAGCGGTCAACAAAAGCAGACAGCCGCCGGTGTATAGCCACCGCCTTGTCTGTGGCATCCTTATCTAAACAAATAAACACCGCATCGAACTGGCTCGCGCGCATCAGGTGTTCCGTCGATAGGCTCGTGCCCAGAAGGGCCATAGAAGCCGCTGCGGGGCATGCCTGACAGGCCTTACGTGCAGACACGATATCCTCCACCAGAATAAGCCAGCGCCCGTCACCGACCACGACAGGGGCCTTACTGTCGCTGTACCGTAGCCACTTGGGCAAGTCGCCCCTCACCGTGCGCCCGATAGCGTCGACTGCGCGGCCTCGTGCATCACGTAGAATAAA